CCGGCCCTTCGCGTCCATGAGCTGATTGGGCCACGCCTGCTGGATGGTGGCGCGGTTGCCGTCGACCGTGGTGCCGACGCCGTAGGTCTGGCTGTCGCCGTCGAAGATGTCGAAATGGTCGAGGTCTGCCCACGGATAGGCCTGTCTGTATTTATCGTGGAAGAATTTGACGACCTGACAGATTTCGGCGGTGGTCAACGCACGGTTGTAGCATCCGACATCCGCGATATGCCCGACGAAGCCATGCGCCGCCGTGCCATTGCCCGGTGCTCCAAGAAGGTAATCACCGGATGAGGCGGGAGATACACCAGCCCCGGCATAGCCGCCCATATTGTCGAAGAAATTGCCGAGATTGGCTTGATTGGAAAAGATGGAGCTGCGCCGCACGACGATGACGCGGAACCCCGCGCTCGACTTGTACCGCTGTCCGCCGCGTCCACCGCAAAAATTCTCGCTTGCGACGTAGCTGCGCTCGCCATCGTTGACGTTCGAAGGGCTCCAGAACGTCCGGTAATTGCCGAGCCCCGAAGGATTGGTTCCCACGTTCAACACAAAGAAAAGAGTGACGCCGGTTGTGTCATTATAACGATTAAGGGCATCCATGAGCGCCGTGGGCCGCCCCAGATTGAGCCAGTGCGTTTGATCGAATTCCAGCACCGGCTGGCCGCCCACGGCGGTTGCGCGAAAGGTCGGTTGATTGGCGCTAGTCGCCTGCGCCATGCTTACGCCGGCGATGCTGTCCGTCCAACTGTCCACCGTTGCACCATCGGCAAGCACCAGATCTTCAGGCCGGAACCACAATGCGAGATCTTCGGCGGCGGGAATGGATGCTGTGGGCGTCGGGGTCGGGGTATAGGAACCGTCGATGATCGTAACCGGCAACGGATTGTCGTCCGAGACCGGCTCACCGAGCCTGAACAAGCCGGCACCTTCAATGATCTTGATTGGTGCGGGGTTGGACTCAGATTTCGGTTCACCCGGTTTGAACGGGCTTTCGCTCTCGCTGATCGTGACTGGCGTCGGGTTTTCGGTTGAGGCGGTTTCGCCTGCGTCGAACGGCATTTCAAAGTTTCCTATGGGATTCGGGCATTAAAAAGCGACTTCGGCCACATGCGCGCTGGACGCGATCAACAGCGGCTCAATCAGGCGGCGGACATGCTTGGGCAGGTCATCCGCGATGGTCGGAAAGAACATCATCATGGAGCTTCCTACCTGCTGCATCTGGAGGTTGGATCGCTGGAGATCGCCTTGGGAAAGCAGGGAGATCGCGAATTCCACGGTTGCTGTGCGGATGATCGCCGGAATTTCGGGACTGAGAGGATAACCATCCGGCGCATTCACATTGACGCGCGGCCATGCGAGGGCCTGCGTTGGGGCGACGCGCCTCCCCTGCCATCTCAGGCGGTCTAGGAAGCTCGTGGCTGTCTTGAGGGCCGCACAACGGGTGTCGTCATCGGCATCGGTCCACAGCCCACTGAAGAGGCGATCAGCGGCAATGGCGTTGGCATCTTCAAGCGAGACATACGAGTCTACGCCGGGGGTAACTGTGTCAGGCATCGCAATTCATGGAATGTGAGGGAAATATGCCGGTCGCGGGCAAGGAGATGGTGCCCCACCGGCTTGTCGGGGTTGGATTGCGCGCGCACTGGCCGACTGATCGCGCCCGGAAGTGCTTCGCTTCCGGCTCCCAAATGGCCGCTGCTGCGGGCAACGGGATGCAGCACGCCATGATAAGGGAGACATTGTTGCCCGCTATATTTGTTAGAGCTTGATGCCCTTGAGGCGGGCGGCGCAACGCGGGTGTTCAAGAACCGGCGTGGCGTAGTGCTCGATGCGAGAGCGATAGGCGGGCTTGGAATCCAACTCGCCAAGGTCGCGAACGGAGATTGGCGCGGTCTGCGCGCCAAACATCGCACCGGGTCCGAAGCTTACTGCGTACAGCGAGGTAGTATTATTTGCCGTACCCTGAGTTTCATCGAAACCGAGGATTGCATTGCCTTCAGCGTCATCCTCGACAATCGCGAACGGGACACCATAATACATATCTACCTCACGGCCGAAATCATCCTTGCCGATGGAGAGGCAGTTAAGCGACCGGGCCAGCGCGCGAATAGTCTGGCGCATCTTCTTGTTCATGAGGATCACCGAAGGTGTGCCAGCAACGGCATCCACGAGATCGTCCAGCATCGCCATGGTCAGTGTGCCGCCATTGGTGCCGGCGGAAATCACCTGATTGCCGGTAAGGCGAACATTGAGGCCATCGAACTCCTTGGGATTCGTGGTGCTGTCACCATCGAAAATCGTTTTCAGATGACCGAGGCTCAGCGCCTTCACCGCCATTGCATCCTGAATGGCGCGAGTGTCATTGGTGCCGGTGCCCCATGCGACAAGCGCCACATCGACATCGAGATCGCCGCCCATGATGCGCAGCGGTTCGCTCTGCGGATTCACGATGCCAGTGGATTCCGAAAATGCCTCATTGATCCCACGGAATCCAATGCCGGGAAGAGTCTGCTCACGATTGTACACGTAAGCCGCGCCGGCAATATTCTGGTAGGGCATTCTCTCAAAAAATGGATTTGTGTTCGCGAATATTTCGACAACACCGGAAGTGAGTGGATCAGGGTTGAGCTTTGCCCATTCAGCCTGTGTCAGCATTTCAGTTTATCCTCTTATATTCTTTATGTTCTTATCTTCGCGTCACTTGGCGTAACCCGCCGCAAGCCGCGCGAAGACCGGCAGGGACGTGGTATCAGGGGTTTTCGGGGTGATGGCCGGCTTGCCCGTCTCAGTGTTGGGCACCTTGGGCTTATCGAACGCGCCGGAAGCCTTGGCTTTGTTGAACCACGCGATTTGATCGGCCGGCGAAAGGCTGGTTGGAATCAATGCGCGCAGATGCTCGGGAACATCAGCCAGGACGGCTTTTGCGGTTTCCGCGAGTTGCTCCTTAAGCGCCGCAAGTTCAGCCTCACTCCCATCGCCTGCTCCTGCGGCGGGTTGCGGGGCTTCGCTTGCGGCACTCGGAACCGGCTGGAGGGTGCCGGATTCAGTTTCATTGTTGGTTTCTGTTATCATTCTGTTTCTCAGAGGGGCAAAGCCAGTGCGGCCGCTTCATCACGGCGGCGCTGGAGTTCTTGGTAGGCGGCTTGGCGATCGCCGAAGCCATCGGGGTTGGTGGCCATGAGGACATCCACGGGGCTCCAAATGCCCAGTTCCGTCTTGATCTGCGCGTTCGCGAGGGCTTCGGCCTCGGAAAGCTGATCCTGCTGCTCGGCAAAATCACAGCCCATGGTCGCATTGGCGGGGATGGTGCCGGGGGCGTGCGTGTTCACGACAACCTTGAGCACTTCGAATAGGCGGGATTCCATGGTACGCGCCTGCGCGATCTGATCCTGCCGGACTTCCTTCTCGTCGAGCCGCCCCGCATGCTTCGCGGAGCCGGATTCCGCTACCTTCGATAAATCGAAGAGGTCCGAGCCCACCCCATAAGTCGCGGCCGTCTCGCGCAACACGAATTCAATGGCAGAAAGAATGTCGTCCACCGGGGCATTAGGGCTGGCAAAGCCAAACTGGCCGTTCGGTGGCAGGGCAATGACCCGATCGGGACCGAACTGTAGAAGCTCCCCAGCGGAGAGGCCGGAGGCCCATGGTTGACCGTGCGCATGGTTCTCGACGGCACGCCACAGGGAGGCCAGCGCCACATTTACGGCATCCTGAGCTGCATAGAGATCGTCACCGCCGGGAATGAAGAAGCAGTCGTCGGGCAAACGGTCGAACCAAGGCACCATCGGAATGATGCCATATGGATTCTCGTTGCCGGGATTGCCCGGAACGGACTGCTTGCCGCCACGATGATTGAGCATGTGAAAGCTCGTGGCGGTCCAGTCGGCATAGCGGGTGTCTTCGACGCGCTCGCCGGGATAGGTCACAATGATACGCTCGGGGTTTTCGGGATCGGGGGCGATCACGTCGAGAACGTTGGGTGTATAGACATTCAGCGTCGGTTTGCCTGTGGCTTCGTTCCAGCCGACATGCAGCACAACCGTCTTGCAGACTTCGAGATACCGGCTGGCTTTCTTCAAAACCGCATCGGCATGAATCGCCTTATACAGCGCATCGCCGGCAGCTTGATCCATCCCCGTGAACACCCGACGCGGCGGGAGACGATATGTCCCTGCGCGCTTGTCGACAAGCGCGCGCACAATGTTGATTCCGAATATCCGGAATTTCTCGGGGCGGCTGAAATTCCTCGAAATCAGCGAGTAGGTATCATCACTGGTTTGATCCCAATAATACCTCAACCTGCGAGCATATTCATTTTTACGTGTATGCGATGAAGCCGTTATTCGGGATACTTCATTCGCGAATGATGGCAGTCTTATATTTATATTCTCTAAGTTATTTTTCGTTTATTATATATGAATTTAAAATATAAATAAAGAATAATCTATCGTGGCAATGAATGCGCTCCGATATTGTGAAGCTTGTTCGCGATGAACGCCGGCAAGTCCAAGGGAGCCACGGGGCCGCGCTGCAAATAGGCTTCATGGAGCTTGCGGGCTTCGCCCATCGATCGGCAGCTATCGGCGCAACCGGGAACGAATCCGCCGCCGTTCAGAACGCAGTTGGGCACTGCCGCGCCCCGGCCGTTGCACTGGATTCCATGAAGCTCGTATGGATTGAGCGTGACCGTGCGCAACGCGTACAGCGCCCAGACTGTGGCATGCACGAAATCATCATGAGCGCCACGGGGATGCGAGAAGCGCGGCACGCTGGCCTCACCATCGGTCGCCTTGCCGTCCTCATGAACTTCGAACACTCGCAGTTCTCCAATGAGATCGGTGAATTTGGGATGGATGTGCAAGCGCCCCTCCGCAGCGGCCTGATAGAGACCGAGGAAGGCGTGGTATTTCGAGCGGCGCGAGGGGTGTTGGACTTCTGTTCCGGCGTTGTAGGGGCGGGTGGCAGTCCATTCGGCAATGTCACCCGAGTTGTAGCTCTCCAGCACAAGCCGGCTCATTCCATGGTCGCGATGATAGCCATCTAGGCGGCTCTTGATGCCTCCTGCCCGGCTGAACGGAACCGCATCGGCATCGAGGATATAGACATGCTCTTCGTCCACGGCGATCTTCGCGACACATGCTGTCACAGTTTTATCGCCGTGGCGCGAACCGGAGAATGCCCGGTCCAATCCACCGCCGACGATATAGGCCGATCCTGCCGCCAACTCCTTCAAGTCGAGCGGATATTCGGAAATGCAGGGATTGAGAATGTCGCTGGGGAATAGGAGATTGGCGGCGTCCGACCAGCGATTCAAATGCAGCAACGCAAATTTGTGCGGGAGCATCTGCCGCGAGAGTGACCGAAGCTTGTTCGGATCGATCCACGCCGGAGATTTCGTGCATGCCTCTTCCAAGTCTGCATACTGGATATGCGAGAAGGCAATGGACCTATCGGGATTCTCAGGGTGGTTCGCGGCCTGAAATAAGGCCCACAGCATACTCGACTTCGGCGAGACGGTGGAATCGATCAGGAGGATTGAGCCGGTGGTATCCAGAAGCGAGCCGGCCAGCGCCTCATACACGTCATCGCCGCCGTTCTTGGCGGCATGAATCTCGCTGATTTGGGCACAACTTAACTTCTTGCCCCACAGCGCCGAAGGGTTCGCGCTGAACGCCTGAATGACACTGCCAGTGGACGGAAGCTCGATCCGATCCACACCGATCTTGACCGTGCCGGATGCCACCAGCCTTTTCAGGAAGGGGGTTTGCTCGAATGCCTGCCGGATTGTGCGGAACGCGGTATCAACGACCTGCCGCTCGCTGTTGGCCACCACGGCAATGTTCTCGGATGGTCGCGAGAGGAACCGCCAGATAATGGCCATGGCGCTAGTGGCAGTCTTGCCGTGCCGCCTTGGCCAGCAGAACACCGCAACGGAAACGCCTTCCCCATCCAGTGCCTTCGCAATCTCAGCGCGTTCCCGAGGGCCAGGTATAAACGGAATGAACCCGCCGGTCCCGCTGGGGACTCGGGGCTGAACCTCTTCGAGAAACTTGAAGAAACCCGCGCTGCCATCCCGCCAACTGGCGATAGAGGCTGCGAGGTTAGACGAACGGGACGAAACAGACACAACTACACTTCGAATAAACACAGATAATTTCAGGAAAACGGCTCCCACAAGAGCACTAGCCTATGGCACTCGGCTTCCTAGTGGCCCATTTCTCCGGGCTTGGTCCGCAAGCGGTCCGTTTCTATGTCGACGCCCAAAGGCGAAGCCATCCGGGAAAACCGCCGGATTTCGGTGCTGCGACATACCTCCGCAGGTTGGTCTGAGACCCAAACATCCAAGTTAGGACCGGGCAACGACAAACAACAGTATAACCGAAAATCAAAATTCTTCAAAGCGAAAGTTGGCGAGCTTGCCGCCCCTCCAACCTCCCCTAAAGTCGCAACGTCTCATACCCCTCGGGCGCGCGCTCGCGCGCATAATGCGCTCGCGTGTACGCGCGTGTATATTTATTAATTAATATATATTTATATATATTATATATAATTATATTAGATTCATAGATTCCATGGAATTGAAACCCCTCCCCTAAAGGGGAGGGGTTAAAGAAAAAATTCGGCTTTCAGCCGAATTTTCTCAACTAACCGAAGGTTATGAGATATATTCAGTTCCAATGAAAGTCTTCGGTTTTGATTTCAATATCGAAGATTGTGAAAATCTATGCATTTTAAAAATTTCCTCGGATTTCCCGATGAAATACCGAAACCTACAAACCCAACACCTAGACCGCCTCTAAATTCCCCGCAAACACCCCTTACAGTTCGAAAACAACCCTCACAGGTACTGGACAGCCAGAAAGCCCTATCGCTGCTCTACGGGGCTTAAAATCAAAATTAGGGGCTATTCGGATTCAGCGACTTCGAATAGCTTTGAGAAGTCGACAGGCTTCCCATCCTTCACTGCACGTCCACGTTCAATCGGAATGAACCTAACACTCTCGATGAGACTCGACGACAGTTTCGGCGTTCCCTGCCGCGCCTCGCCATACACTCCGGTAATACCATGCAAAGTGTGCCCCAAGATGAGCGGCCCAAACACTTGATCCAGATGACCGGCGGCGCGCATTTGGTCTGCCATAGTATGACGAAATGAGTGCGAACCAAAGCCGTCCTTATCATCTTTGGACTTGACATCGATCGATGCGAGATAGCGCCGCCACCATTTTGATGGCTCATCGCCAAACTGCCCCCTGCTCCCCTTTTTCAAATCCGGAAACAACTGGCGATTCCCATCTTCCGAAGCGCGCTTCTTCTGCCGGTCTACGAATTGCAGGATGCCAATTTCCAAAAGTGTGGAATGCAACGCGACCAAACGGGATTTGCCGTTTTTCGTGCGCTGCCCGGAGGATTCGTCATGTCGAAACTCGACACACCAAATGTCTTCGAGATTGATGAGGTCATCAACATGAAGCTGTGCCACTTCACCAATGCGCGCGCCGGTGAAAAGACAGATAAGCGGTATCCACTTCCGCCAATCGTCGGCGTGATCTTGGTCAGAAAACAGCGGCTGATCGATAATCTTTTGAATTTGTGCAGCAGTGAATGGAGGCCGGGATTTTTCCCGCCGCACTTTGCTTATGTCCTTGTGCAGCCCACTGAACGGATTTCCCGTGACCCGCCGCTGCCCCTTCTCACTCCGAAGCCAGTCGAAGAACGGAGATAGCGTAGAAATATATCGCTGTTTCGTAATGATAGAAAGCGAAGCCGCTCCCTCGCGCTGCCCCTTCTCAATCGCTTGATGGACGGTTAGCCCACGATAGTCCCCGCGCTTCTTGTAGCCGCTCGGAATTTTGTCGAGCGCATCGACATACGCCTTCGCTTCATTATATCCGATGGCCGAAATTGCTGTGTTCTCACCTACAAATTCAGCGAACTGCGCAATCACCATGCGGTCTTGCCCAATTCCAGCCGGTCGCTTCGCCTTCGAAGACAGAAGCTCGCCGGCATAAATCTCGAATAACTCCTTGATCGTCTCGCCGGGTTTTGCCCTTGCCGCCTCGCGCTCCTTGGCATCCTTCACAAGATCAGAACGCGGCGCGGCCTTGAACTCTCCGGCAATCCGGCGCGTAAATGTCTCGGTGGCGTCAATGCTGGCCTCCGCAATACCGCGCACGAAATCTTGGTAGGCACCACTACCCTTGATGATCGACAAGCCGTGCTTCTCGATTGCTCGGTCGGCCGCAGCCTCCCACAACGAAAAATCACCATCTTGAAAACGACGAGCAAGGCGCACGACATCGGCCTGTCGCTCCGCCAACTTCGCCGAATAACTTCCATCATCGGCGGGCCAATTCCTTCGACCAGCCTCCAAGCGCTCGGACATGGCGTCAAAACCAATCCTGACCGCAAGGGCTTTTGGATCACTCACCCGTTCGGGTTCGAGGATACCCCAGCGCTTGTCTTGTTCGGCCGCATGCTGCCGTGCGAGCGCCTTGGCCTGACCGAGATCGGATGTGCAGAGACTGAATTGGATGACGCGCTTACCGCCTTCCAGCGACCGCCGATCCTTCGGCACGGCACGGCTAAACCATAGCATCCGGGAGTTAGGGCGCTCCCACACATAATCTGTTCTCTGACGGGTCGACTTAAGCATGCCTTCCCATAGCACAGGACGCGTAAATTGACAGCAAAATTGACAGTAAGAATGACAGGGCAGGCTCAGGAAAGTAAGGAATACCGCGAATCCTGAGAAATCCTCTGTCAATATGCCTTAGGGACTCCCATCCTCTTTCCCCGACCATTTACATCCGGCGTCCTTCACGAAGGTGCCCCTTTCCTGCGCCGGCATATCCGAACCCCGGACGATTGCCCGCCCGGCATTCAGCCCGCCCGCCGTGTCTATTTCGTCAGATCGCTGATGTCGTTCGTGTTCCAGGGATCGGGCAGCCGGGCCTGCGGGCAGAAGCGCGCGGCCATGGCCTCTCCGCCGTCGGCCGGCGCGCGGGAGAAATGGGTCGCGTCCGGGATCTGCCACAAATAGGTCGTGGTCTCGACGTCCTCCGCGCTGCCCCAGGCCTCGCCTCCGCTCGAACAGCGCTCCGTCACCCGGTAGGTCTGCGGGCCGGTCTGCTCGATCGACCTGAAATCGCAGGCATAGCGCGAGCCGCCATAGCCATCCCGCCGGACGAGCATCAATGTCGCGTTGGACGCCTCGCCGCAGGGCGTGCCCGAATCGACATAGAAGCCGCGCGTCAGCGGCAGCGTGCCGACCTTTCGCGGCTCGGGCGCCGGCGGGGCGGCCTCGTTCGCGGTCGCCTCGTTCGCGTCATTCGCGACGACCGCGTTCCCGGCCGTCATGTTTCCGGCGGCGGCGTTGGCGGCCACCATGTTCATTTCATTGGCCATATTGCCGGTGTTGGCAGTCGCATCGGCGCCCGGCGCATCGCAGGCCGCGACGAGACAGGGCAGCGCAAGCGCGGGCAGCAAAGACAGGTATCGCATGATCGGTCCCCCAGCGGACAGAACGTCCGCCGCGCAGCCTGCGCGCTCCGCTCGCCGGGGTAAAGCCCCGATGCGCGGGGATCGCGCCGCCCCTGCGCCGCGCGATCATGGACTTGAAGGCCCGGCATCCCTAAATGCGCGCCTATGCCCGTGCCATCCCCGTCCCTGTCCTCCCCGTCCTTGCCTTTCGCCAAGATGCATGGCCTCGGCAACGACTTCGTCGTGATCGACACGCGCGAAACGCCCGTCGCCATGACGGCCGACCTCGCGCGCGCCATCGCGGACCGGCGGACGGGCGTGGGCTGCGACCAGCTCATCCTCATCGGCCCCTCGACGCGCGCCGACGTCACCATGCGCATCTTCAACCAGGACGGCAGCGAGGTGGAAGCCTGCGGCAATGCCACGCGCTGCGTTCCGCTGTTCGTGGGGCGCGACGTGACGGTGGAGACCCGGGCGGGCCTGCTGCGCGCCGAACGGGCGGGTCAACTGGTCAGTGTGGACATGGGCGCGCCGCGCTTCGCGTGGGACGAGATTCCCCTCGCCTACGCGATGGACACGCTCACCATGCCGGCAAGCTGGGACGACCTGCCCCCGCCGAGCGCCGTCAACATGGGCAATCCGCATGTGGTCTTCTTCCTCGACGATCCCGCCGCGGTGGACATGGAGCGGCTCGGACCGCTGATCGAGCACGACCCGCTCTTCCCGGCGCGGGTGAACGTCAATTTCGCGCATGTCCGCGCGGCGGACCATATCGCGCTGACGGTGTGGGAGCGCGGCGCGGGCTTCACGCGCGCCTGCGGCACGGGCGCCTGCGCGACCGCCGTCGCCGCGCTCCGCCGCAAGCTGGTGAGCGCGCCCGTGCGCGTCACCCTGCCGGGCGGCGACCTGCTGATCGACTGGGCGCCGGGCAGCCATGTCACCATGACCGGCCCCGCCGCCCATGTGTTCGACGGGCGTCTCGATCTGGCCGCGCTGCAGCCATGAGCGCGCCGGAGATCGTCACGCTCGGCTGCCGGCTCAACATCGCGGAGAGCGAGGCGATCCGCCAGCAACTGACCGGGCGGGACGATCTCGTCATCGTCAACAGCTGCGCCGTCACCGGCGAGGCGGTGCGCCAGACGCGGCAGGCCATCCGCCGCGCGCATCGCGCCCGGCCGGCGGCGCGGATCGTCGTCACCGGCTGCGCGGCACA